CTTGTAGGTGAGATGAGAGACAGACCTCTTATAAAGAGTGTAACTGTTAGTAATCCTGATATGATGAACAAGAAGAGGTTTGAAGAAAACGAACTTTTGAAAAAACACATGCAGCAAGTTTACATCAACACACTTGAAGAGTTGGGTTATGATACAGGAGAAGAAGCCAAACCGGTTGAGCCTATCGACTCTATCATGAAAAGATTCTCTGATAATTGGGTTGACTCTAGAGTTATAACTGGCCAAGAGGTTCTCAACTTTATCTGTGATGATTTAGATGTACCTGAGAAGTTCATTGAAGCTTTTAAAAACTGGGTTGTTACTTCTTGTACTTACTCTATTAAAGATGTAATAGGAGACGATGTAGTTTATGATATAGTTAACCCTTCGTATGTAGGTTATATCAAAGACGACTCTACTAAGTTTATAGAAGACGCTGAAGCTGTAATGATCATAAGGAGATTCAGTAGAGCATCTTTCATGGATAGATACTCAGAGCTGATCTTTAACGATCCTGATTATGAGGAAATCTTAGACTACTTTGATAAACCTGAGAGACATTCAGTAGACAATATTTACACAATAGACGGTTTCTCATCTTCTAACTATCAGAGTGCTGACTCTTTTAGGTTTACAAGGGATGGTAACTTTACTTGGTTAGGTGATACTGTTGAGGTTGGTTATATTAACTGGACTTCAGAAGAGCTTGTGAAAGTGGTAGCTGTTCCTAATGCAGCTGGAGAATATGAGCAGATAGATATGCCTGAAGATTATAGTGTTGACGAAGAGGCTGGGGAATACTTAGTAGAAGAGTTTTGGAGAACTTGTAAATGGGAAGGTTATGTAGTTGATAAGAACAAGTTCTTCTTCGGTTGTAGACAAATCCCTATACAAAGAAACAAACTTAACCGTAAGTCTAAGTGTAAAAACCTTATAAATGGTAGAGTAAAACAGTTAGGTAACAGAAGACAACTGTCTATTATAGAGTTACTTATGCCATTTCAACATCTCTACAATATTATCCACTATAAGCTAATGAACATCTTAGCTAAGAATAAAGAGAGATTGTTGTTATTACCTGTTGGTGTCTTACCTAAGTTTGAAGGTTGGGATATCCATACTACAATGTATCATGCAGATGCTACTGGTATATTATGGGTAGACGAGTCTAATGAACAAGCTCAGATAGCCTTGAATGCAATCAAGTCTATTGACATGTCTCTAGGTAACATTATCTCTGAGACACTGGGTTTACTAAATGCTATCAAAGCTCAAGCTGAGTCCATGATAGGAATGACAGCTCAGAGAAAAGGACAAGTTGGTAACAGAGACGGGGCAAGTACTACTCAGCTAGCTCAAGCTCAGTCTTATCAGATCTCTGAAGACTTGTTTGCTGAGTTTGAGAAGTTCCAAGAAAACGAGTTAAACGGATTATTAGATATATCGAGATACGCTTACATAAATGGTAAACGAGCTTCTTATGTAACAAGTGAAGGTAGGTTAGCTATTTTAGACCTTGAAGAAGGACTAGGTGACTTTGCTAATGCTGAGATAGGAGTTAGAGTTAAAAGTGCTTCATCTGAGAAAAAGAAAATGGAGAAGATGGAATCTATGGCTGAAACTCTTGCTTCACAGAAAGCTAACCCTTCTATGTTGGCTACTATACTTCAGACTGAAACTATGAACGAGTTAGTAGATAAGTTGGTTGCTATTGAAGAGATGGAGCGTGGTTATGAAGACCAAAGAACTAAAGCTCAACAAGATCACGAGAAAGCTATGAGCGATGCTTCTATGAAAGTAGAACAAGATAGATTAAACCTTGAGTATTACAAGGTAGACGCCAACAACGATACTAAGAAAGAAGTAGAGTTGATCAAAGCTGATACTGCTATGATGGGTATGGACTTAGATGGTAACGGTGTAGCTGATAGTTTACAGATAACTCAACAAGCTTTAGCTAGAGATAAACAGTTCTTTGATCAAAGTTTAGCTCAGTCTAAGATGCAACAAGAGAATGATAAAGTAGTTCATGCTAAAAAGGTTGAAGCTGCTAAACTAGAGATAGAGAAAGCTAAGCTTAAACAAGGTGAAAAGAAGCTAGATATGGAGAAGTATAAGGCTGACATGAGCTATAAGGTAGCTAAGGAGAACAAGCAGAAACACGAAGTAAAGAAGTAACACTTTAAGGACTTGGATAAATTTATCTGAGTCCTTGTTTGTTAACGATAAAAAGTATTATATTTGCAACAACTAATAACAACTAAGAATGGAAGGCGAAGAATTACAGTTTGACTTAGGAGCTATCAACCAAGGGTTGAATGCACCTGATACAGGTCAAGTAAGTACAGCAGCTGGAGACGAGGTAAACAAACTTTTAGGTAATGACGGTGTTAAACCAGCTGAAGAGGAAGCTCCTAAGCAAGAAGATCAGCCTAAAGAGGATGAACCTGAGTCACAAGTAGCTGACGAAAACGAACCTATTGAGATTGTACAAAGCGTGTACGATAACTTATCTCAGAGATTAGGTATTGAGCTATCTCCAGAAGAGATGGAGTCAATCCAGTTCTCTAATGAGATAGACACTATCGCTCAGGTTACTGAGATAATGGTAGAGAAAGCTAAAGAGTCTGTTGTAGCTGAACTTATTGGGAGTCATCCTGATATTGAAAGAGCTTTAACTCATATACAAGCTTATGGATCACTTAAAGACTTTAACAGGTATGAAGAGGTTGATGCTCCAAGCTTTGATATCTCTAGTATTGAAGGACAACGAGAAGCTTATAGTGCTCATCTATCTGAACAAGGTTTAGATGCTGATGAGATTCAATCCCTTGTAGAGAATGCAGAGGATTTAGGTAAGTTAGGAGAAAAGGCTGGCAAAGCTGATGTGTACTTTAAAGCTAAAGAAGAACAAGCTAGAGCTGGTGAGATTGAGAGAGCTAAAGAAACTCTTATTCAAAGAGAAGCTGAGATACAGGCGTATCAAGAAGAAGCAGTTAACCTTATTAGTAAAGGGAAGATTGTAAACTTTGACTTATCTATTGCTGATAAAAAGGCTTTGAGCGACTATGTTCTTAAACCTATCAACGAGAAAGGGCAAACTCAGTATGCAATAGATCAAGAAGCTATTTCTATGGAACAAGAGTTAGCAATGGCTTATCAGGTTATGAAAGGTTTTAAAAACCTCATCCCTGCTAAACCTACTCATGTGTCTAACTTGAAGGAAGCTTTTGAGAAGAACAAGTCTCGTCAATCACCTGCTGGTGTTAGACAAGAAGGATCACCGATGACTGTTGAGTCTGAGATAGACTTTGGCAAGATTCTTGGAAATTTGAAACATTAACATAAACTATATATCACAATGGCGGCTATTAACGAAAAGTTAAGGTTATATGATGATGAGTATATTCAGGAGAAATACTCAAGCGTGAATAACATTGCTAAGGGTAACCTTGCAACGAGTGAGTATTTAACACCTATTATGATCAATCTTTTTGGACAAAGATCTGATCGTTTCCCTTTGTACTTAGCTACAAGAGGTCAAGGTAAAGTTAAAACAGTTAAGACTTTAGATAGTCAATACAAAGTGCCTATTATGGGTAAACCTCAGAAGTCTGACTTAATTGTTTCTTCTGCATATAGTGCTTCTAGTAAGATCGGTTTAGGTAAATCAGAGTTTACTCTTACATTTGCTTCTAAACACTTCAGACATGGTGAGACTTTACAGTTACCAGGTGTTGATATCTTGATCCTTGTTGTTGCTGAGCCAACAGCTGGTGAGACAACAGGATGGGACTATAAATGTAAAATCCAAGCTGGTAACGCAAACACTTATATTCCTTATTCTGAGGTTAAGCCAGGAAGAAGAGTAGCAGGTGGATGGGTTCAAGCTGGTATGATCAACTCTAGAGGTACTGAGCATAGATCACAAACTCCATCTCAAATGACTAACCAGTGTACTAAGCTTCGTGCTACTTACAACTGGAAAGGTAACGTATCTAAAAAAGTTGTTACTGTAGACTTACCATTAATGAATGGTGGTACTACTAAAGTATGGACTGAGTTTGAACGTGCTGAGTTAGAGATGCGCTTCATGGAAGAGAAAGAGGATGCTCTATGGTTCTCACAATACAACAGAGACGAAAACGGACAGATCAATGACTACGATCCAAAAACAGGTGATATCATGGTTTCTGGTTCTGGTTTACTTGAGCAAATTCCTAATGAGACTACTTATGGTGTTTTAACTGAGAAGTTAATCTCTAAAGTTGTTCGTACTGTAGTAATGCAATCAGCTGCTACTGGTAAAAGAGAGTTTACTCTTTGGACAGGTGTTGGTGGACGTGAAGAGTTTAGTAAAGCAATGGCTACAAGTGCTAAAACTTTAGGTTACTCGTTTGTTAACAACCAAGCAATTGGTGGTGCAACTAACTCTACTGACTTAAGATATGGTGCTCACTTCGGTTCTTACGTTCATCAAGATGGACATGTTGTAACTGTTAAGTTGTTACCATTGTTAGACTTCGGTAAACGTGCTGATGCAGCAGTTAAACATCCTGAGTCTGGACTACCATCTACTTCTTACGATATGTACTTCATTGACGAGTCGTTAGTAAATGGTCAACCTAACTTACAATTCGTAGCTGAAGAAGGTATGCAGATGATCCGTAAAGAGATCAAAGGTATGAACTCTGATGCTGACGTTGTGTCATCTGATGACATGGTAAGTTCGATTCAGTATATCGACTCTGTTGGTATCCACTTATTGAACCCAATCAGTTCATTCAAGCTTAAGTATGTAAATGCAGCAGCTTAACAATACAAGGGGAGAGGAAACTCTCCCTTTTACTTACTTTTAAACTAACTAACTAAAAACAAAAGAATATGTCAACAGAGAATACAACAGTGGCTCCTGAAGTTAAGAAAGCTCCAACTACTGAGATTATAGAGATTGAACAAAAGGTTACTGTTAAGAGAAGCGGTAATTATAGAATACACGAAGTTGCTTTAGCTGATTCAGAGATTTCCATTGGAGGTTGTTTGAATGGTAAAGATGTTTTAAGAGGATGTTCACTTGCTGATGAGGTTAGGTTTATGCCTGCTATCATTGGTGTTAAAGCTGAAGATCCAAACTTCTTTAGTGCAGCTAGAGAATACTGGGCAGACTTCCAACTACTTATTCCTTTAGAGGGGGTTTTGTTAAACTGTGACCATGTGATCACGAGAACAGAAGGTAAAAAAGATGTGATAACTCCTGTAGATGTACAGAACTGGTTAGCATACAACTTCTTACTACAACACCCTTTTGTAGCACAAACCAAAGAAGATTCTATTGGTAACAAGAAGATTAAAGCTTATATCTCAGACTCTAAAGTTGAGACTAAGAAAGAGCTAGATGCTTTCACCATTAAGTCTAAGATGCGTAAGAAGTTCATGCTGTTATCAGAAGAAGGTCCTTCTTTCAAAGGAGATATCTTACGTTCTATCTTAACAGTACTGAAATCAGAAGGATTGTTGAAAGAAGCTTTCCCTGCTGATGACCTTCAGTTGAGAATAGTATCTGAGAAGTACGCAGAGAAGTTCCCAGAGAAATGGTTAGGATTAGCTGAAGATAAGTATATCTTAGATAAAGCTTTCATACAAGACTTGATTGCCAAGAACATTATCCGAGTAATCGGTAACGCAATCTACGATGATAAAGCTGGAGACTCAGAAGTTGCTTCTGACTTTGAAGCGTTTATCAAGTACATCAACGATGGTAAAAACAGTGCGTATAAAGCAAGATTACAAGCTGACTTAAAAACAGTTAAACGATAATAAAGATGACTATTGCAGAGATAACCTATACACTAGAGCAGAAGTTACAGATTTTAAGTAGTAACGTATACTCCAACTTGTTGACCCATGAGATACTACTACAATTTGATAACGTAGTGGATAGGTATATCGATGCATGTTTGTCACCTAAACCGGTAGGTAGTCTGCTGGGAGTTGATGATACTCAACTCTCAGTAGATAACTTAAGGTTAATAAAAGTATCAGATGCAGCACTTGCATTTGTGAGTTCGTCTGACAAAACACATTTGTATACTCTTCCTTCTAACTATAGGAACTTAATCAATGACTCTTCTCAAGTACTTGTTTGTAACACTTCAACTTGGGTTGGTAATAGGCAAATAGGTTCTGAAGAGTTAAGAGAAAACATTGACCAAAACCCTTTTATAAAAGCTAAGAAGTTTTCACCTCTTAGTAGAGTAATAGGGAATCAACTATCTGTTATAACCTATAACACTGTAGCTCCTAGCTCAGTTAAGATAGAATACTTTAAGAAGCCAACTCGTCTATATGATGAGTGGTTAGCTAACTCAAACGAAGATTATGATTTTGTAGACTTCCCTAGGAATGTATGCGATTTATTTATAGATTTGCTGAAGAATAGGTTATTAGAGACTTTTGAGTCACAAAGATTACCTGGTTCTGTTCAGGAAGTCAAGAACTTTGGAACACTTAATTAAACTTCAACCATAAACTCACCTCGTAATGAAAGAGTTATTGATCACAAAACACGCTGTAGCTTATGCTGCTGCAAAAAGCACACCAACAACTATTGATACTGCTACTACTCCAGACTTGTTAGCTGAAGGTTCTGTAGGTATCTATTATACTAGTAACTCAACCAAACTTCCTGCTTTAGTAATTGGTACAGGTTTGGCAGGTGCTTCTAACGTAGCTGCTGCTGCAACTGCTGCTGAAGTAGCTTTAAGTAAGGTTAAATTCTTTGTAGCTATTGGTACAGCAACAGGGGCTGATGTAAAATATGGTTTCTCAGCTGAGCAAGTTATTAGCGCTCTTTCAAGAGAGTATGCTGATCCAGTTAAACAACAATGGTATGTTGGTTATGATGGTTCAACTGCATCTAAAGACTTCAACCTTACTTCTGGTAACAAAACAGCCTTGATGAACTATGATTCAGCAGGTGTTAAAGTTGACTATAGAGGTTCTGCCTTAGGTACAACTGAGGATGACTACAAGTATTTCAATGCTTCGTTATCCGCTGGTGATACTGAGTGGGAGATTGCTTCTAAGTTAGCTGATGCTGTTAACCGTCAAACTACTGCTGTTAATAAGTTAGTTGCTGAGGTTTCAGTTCCTACTTATACAGGTGCTGTAGGTGCATTAACTGCGGCTAACTTTACTAAAGGTTCAAACGTGTTTACTGTTACTGCTGCTGGTAACTTAGCTGTAGGTGATTATATCACCTTGACTATGAATCCTTTAACTAACTTAATTGTTACAGGAACAGCTCCAACAGGTTTAACAGGTGCTACTTACAAAATCATTGCTGTAGCTTCTACAACTACTTTCACTATTGATCGTAACTACTCTGGAGAGACTCAATCTATCGCAGCTTTCACAGGCTTCGTAAGAACTACTTCTGCTCCAGCTACAATTGGTGTAAGATTAATCAGTGCTGTAGTTGGTACTAACTTTGATGTTTCTTCTACTGGAGTGTTAGGTTTAAGTAGAGATTCTATTGATGCTAACAGAAACTACTCAGGTGCTGATTTAACATTAGTAGTTGGTGGCAACTTAGGCTCGGGAACTCCTGCTCAAGTAGCTAAGTTAGAAAAAGACGTGTTTATTGAACACGGTCAGTATGCTTACCAAGATGGTTTAATGAGACGTGCTGTTTCTAAAGTTGTTACTCCAGCAGTTATTGCAGGTAATAGTTTAGGTGGTTACGACTTATACTTCATCAAATATCGTCCAACTGGACCAAGCGACTCAACAGACTCAGATTTAATCTTTGCTTTTGAAGAAGTAGCTG